CCAATAACACGATTGAGGGAGAATACAGATGTTGCTGCTTCTTTAAGGGAAGTAGTCCATGATTTGGTTGCTTTTGTCTTCTTTTTTACAGATGTTGACGCTCCGTCCGCATTCTTTTGAAGTTCTTTCATATTTCTATTAGCTATTTTTTGCGTAGCTTTTAAGGACTTCATCGTAGAATTAAGGGATTTTATCTCTTTTCCCAATTGAGATATTGCCGCTGTGGCTTGATCAACGCCTTTTTTTGCGCCCTTCGAGTCTACCGTTACTTGGACTTTCTTTTCCTGTGTCATTATCAGAACCCTTATTATTCAACTTCGGTAGCAACCATTCATCTAATTTCTGGATAACGTAAACTAAATCTTCAAGATCATCCAAATACAAACCATACGCCGTGCAATACTTATGTACTGATCCCCAAGGAATGGGGCCGATACCAAAACCAATAGACCGTTCTGAACTTAGATCATTGTAAACTTTCAAAAAAAAGTAATCATATTCATTTAATTTAGGGGCGTTGGCTATTGCCTCCGGTATCGGTTTGCCTTGCATCTGTGCCATGAGTACCAAGTTTTGTTCTAGTGTCGTTTCTTTGGTAACTTTCACACCTTCTACATACAAATTAGATGTGATTCGTTTGCCATAAGTCTCTTGGTACTCAAGCACTTCCTTTAGTTTTTTATTGTTTCATCCAAATCTTCCCGTCGGTAGTTCTGCAACTTAGCAGATTCGTCTTGAATCGCTGAAAACAATCTTGGCAATTCCTTAAGCAATTTAATTACATTCTCAATCGTACAAGGAAGCGCCTCACCGCTCTCATCAGTGACGCATTTCCAATCCTTTACGACGGTATTTGCATACACTTCAACAAGAATGTCTTCCGCCACTTCATTTGCTAAAGAGTCTGAATCGATTGCTCTTTGGTGGGGTTTCATTTTCCTACGCAGCATAGAAGCATACTTAGGATTATCTCTATCTGTCGCAGCAACCTTGATCTCAAAACCACCAAAATCTAACCAAATTCCTTCACGGGATAACTCACTATCTGTCTTAAACATCTGATACGGATTAGTCATTTATTCTCTCCTTGTCAATTTTTCAAGATTCTCTACATCAGTAATAAATTCTCTCACTCTTATTGGATACAATGGCTCATTCATAGACGCTTCTACATCTGCATAACACTCAATAGTAACCGCCGTATCAGGGGGTTTATGCCCCCCCTTCAGCGCACACAGTAATGGACTTTATACATAAATCAGATGTAATATCCCGCCCATCGTTTGCGTATACTTTTGTCTGTTCCGCATTCTCAGTAAAAACAATCTTCATTTTCCTCGGCCTCCTATCCCATTTTTATTTTATTCTTCATAACCCCAGAATCTTTGTACCATCGCTGTGTAACCGCCTGTATATGCAGTATCAGTTAAATCAGAATTGCGATACGCTTGATACGCTAATGGAATCATAACTTCGTCATTTTTACCTGGAACATCTGGAATACCACTTGTGTATTTAATGGAAGGCAAATCAACAAGCATAATATGGTCACTAGCGTCCTTAAATATGGTAGTGAACGATGTTTCAGTATTATTTAGTAACTTATTAACTTCGGTAAGACTTTCAAAATATGTATTTAATGTTCCCGTAACACTAAACTCACCCCACCCTAAACCAATAGCACCCAATTGCCCCACCGCTAATTTTCTACGAAGACTATTATTAAATTCAATCGTAGCATCCATAATAAAATCAGGGCAAGCAACTTCAGAGCCGCCAGTACCGAACCAAGCGATTTCGGAAGAAGTGTTTAATACATCATCCGTGGGAGAATCATAATCTGTGGTGTTTGTCACTCGTGCCGTAGTGAATGAAGAATACTTACCCATGAAATTCATAGTAGTATCTACAATCGATTGTGGTGCAAGATTAATAGCAAATGAATTAATACCCATACCCGTTAAATACTCATACGAAGGCGTTGCCTGGTCTGTAAATTGACGTTCTAATGAGTATGAACGCTCAGTAACTCCATTGACCATGTAATCACCGTAAAACATACGGATAGTTTTACCTGTTCCAGCGTCATCACCCCAACCACTGGGAACAATATCAAATGTTATCACAGCAGCGGCAATGGCAGATATACGACACCATCCATTATTAGCCGCAGTAATGGCCCACTGTTCGCCTGCATCAGCACCGCCAAATTTAACCCATTGACCTACAGTTAAACCTAATTCAGTGGCAAAATTAGAAATATCCGCCGCAGATGTAACCGTTTTAGCTGTTCCAGCAGCCGCTAAATCCGTCGCACTAAATTCAAAACCACAACAATGAATCTTTGCAGTAGTAGGAGGGGCCGCCTCATCTGTAAGTGTTGCGTTTTCAGCAATAATTGATGTGGCATTTGTTCCAGCAGCGCATTGATCAATTACATTATTACCCGAATTAGTGAAACCTTCCGCCACAAACAAACTACCCACTACAAAAGTATCTGCTGTGTCGTCCACATCATACGTAGCGGAAGCATTATCCACATCATTGATTTCTGTAGCACCTGCACTATTTTCTCGTTTATGCTGATCTACCCATGTAGAACACTGAACACCTTGCCATAAATCCCCTACAGCAAGATAAGATAACTCAATACCAACATCCCCTGCCGCCTCTTGTCCCACGTACACAAGGTCTGTAATCTGTCTATCACTTCTAATCTCATTGGAAACAACAGTAACAGGATTACCGCCTAGCCCAGGGGTTCCCGTAATCCGTAGATTCTGAACATCAGGAGCAGTGGGGTAAACACCATAATTAGCACAACTAGAAGCGATATCCTCTTCTACCCAACCTAAACTAACTCTATTTGTATCTGACATATTTTTATACCTCGCTATTTAATTTCATCATACTGAAATTCAGCAATCATATTTTGGTGATACCACTTCTCCTCGAACGAACCTACTGTATCATTTCTTACATTTCTAAACCAAATCCCAGATATATGCTTTCCTTCAAAAACATTCATTGCATCTGCTACCAATATGTCATTGTTATATGTATAATCGCCTACGGGGGTGAATACTTGTACCGCAATAAGCCCCTCTCTTCGGAAGAGCCTGCAATCTGTAACATCCCCTAGAGACGCTTGGCTGCCAGTGACAAATTTTATATTTAGCCTAACCCACGCTGTATCCGTTGTAGGCGGTACGAATTTATCATTATCAAAAGCAATAGGAGTCTGTGCCGCCCAATCAGATATAAACTGATCATAGATCGCCTCTCTTGCTTCATTTATGGTCAAAGCAACCGCCATTAGATACCCCTAACAAACTTTCTCATTGCTTTCTCTGGCCCAACTACTAACGCCTTCTCTATAAACAATACAGGCGGAGCCATCGAAGTTCCGTCATTAACAAATCCTGTATAAGGCGCATTGTTATTTAGATACACTGTTTTTCCTAACAAACCAGGAACAATCTTAGAAATACCGCCACCATCAGGAGCGGACTGAGGTTCTTTCCGACTTCCGTATACCTCATCTCTTGGCGCACCCACACCGATCAACCAATTATTCCGCATGTGCCCCGTATCGCCGCCCTTGTATCCTTTTGAATTTTCCTTTAACTCGCCGTGCGTCTGTAATACTAATTCTTGAAAAAACTCATCCGCATCGTCCTTAAGTGCTTTAATAACTTTATCAATTTGCTGCTGTACATCAGGCGTTATGGAAAATTCAATCATCGCCTATCTCCTTACATGCAAAATAGTCACCGTAGGAGTGCCCCCAACATCTGTTTCCATAACATCTATAATATGCCATGTATCCGTACCAAATAACACAGTATCTAATATCGTAGGCGTTATTGCTAAACCTAATAACGAAACAACCAACCTCTTATCACCCAATTCAGCTAAACCCGCTTGGATATACTCCTTGTCAAAAGAACCAACTACCGCCGTTGCTGTATAATTTGTAGGCGTTTCTGCATACCCTTTCGTAGGATTCGCATCTAAAGCGCCCTTAGTAATTCTACGAATAGTAATAGTCTGCCCAATGTCCTGACACATGGCGTCTGTTTCGTATAACATTTCAGTGGCAAATAAAGGATCAGACATTGTTATTCTCCACTAGATACTGCCGTCTGTTGATTAGCATCCACATAGGGGTTATCATCCTGCCCCCGCGTAAATGCCGAAGGATATCTATCTGTATTCTCTCTTTGTGTTTTAATATCCGCTTTAGATGATCCTGTAACAATTGGCGAAGCATAAGTAGCGGCACTAATACTACCTTGTCCCGCATTGGCCATACTTTCGTAATCATCCGCCAACTTTGCGTAATGCTCAAACTTTTGTTGCATGGCATGTCTAGTTGGATCTTCAGTAACTTCAACTAAACGTGCGTATTTACCCGCTATCGACCTTGCTGCCAACGCCGCTGCTCGATACACGTTAGTAGACTGCAATGCTATAATGGATGTGTAGTCCCCAGTAGCCAATATTTCATTAGCCCCTGTAGGATCGCCCACCAATAAACGAATTTGCGCCTCTGTGACAGCCATTAGATATTACCTTTTTTAGCCCTTGGTTTTCTGCCACGTTTAGGCTTCATTTCCTTATCAATGGCGACCTTTTCCGCCGATTCTTTAGGTTCCGCCAATGGCGTGTCTTCTTGTGGAACAACAACTACAACTTCCTCTGTAACTAAAATCGTCTTTGTTTTTGGTCGTTTATTTGCAGGAAGCAGGTGTAACATATCCGCCGGAACAATCTTCCCAACACGAATAAGCCGATCCCGCACATTCAAAGGCATCTTCAAATCTTTAAGAGGCAATTCATCCCCTGTATTAAATTTACGCCCTGCCCAATTTAAGAACTTCCTCGCCCAAAGCCGATCTTGAATACTAACTTTTCCCGAAGGTTTCATTTTTAACATCTCCTATAATGTGGGTAGGGGAGCCAAGGAGAAAAAGAAACTCCCCTACCCTCTAAGCCCTGGGATTTGGCCGAGGACTGTACTTTGCTTATTTTACTAAATTAACATAAATATTATTAGTAGCCGCATTAACTATCCCACCAACACGAATATACGAATAACCTTCAATGTCATATTCATAAATACCATAAAAATCCATAACATCCGTAGCACTAGATGGAGTGGCCGCAGGGGAAGATAGTGCCAAAGTAACATATTGTACTAACGAAGTAGACGTACTATTTGGCAACCTGCCCTCCAACCAAAAACTAGTACCGCCAATAGTGCCTGTGGTTGTGTATGTGCCCGTAGCGGTTTCAGAACCATTCATGATCTGGACACGCGCAACTTTGCGTTGTGTAACTTTCATAGCAGCAGTTGTTTCCTCAGACGTAGCCGCTGGAAATTGAAAAACATTAAGTCGAATGTCGCCATCAATGATGGGATTGCCTGTGACCTGACTAATAGTTCCTTGTGCTTCAAATGACACAAAAAACATAAAAGCCGAAGCAAGAACTAGAATAGGAATTAATATACGCATTTTATAACCTCCTTATACCGTTGGTTCGGTAACTTCAGCCGCCGCGTCAGCGTCGGAAACAATTGCACTAAAGAAATAGCCCATAGCTGCTTTAATTCGTTTATAAGTGAATGCTAATTCACTCTCAAGCCGATTACCTTTAACAAGTTCCATTCGATAATCTGAAATAGAAACCGTTGGAACGCCTTGCGTTGTAACGCCACCAGGAAGACCAGTCCAATCAAATGTATATCCCGCTGAGGCAATCAACTTGCCTGGAGTAGGGGTAACATAACACAAAAGAGCGTTGTTATTGGCAATGAACGCGTTAGACTGCGTTGCGCCCTCAGCCGCCGTATTATAAACAGCCTTAGAAATAACAATACGATCAATCTCAAAAACTTCGGCCACTGTTTGTAACGTTGCCTTTGCCGCCTGCGTACCGGATGAATTTGTGGTACGAATGCGATCAAGAATCTGAGGATTGTTCTTTAGATGTGACCAGGTATTGTACGCCAACACAAGCGTATTAGGTTCAGTGCCATTAGCAGCCAACATCATAGCCCTACGTCCCGCCTCAATATCTTCAATAGGCGTAGAACTATCTAACGACCATCTAGCGGCAGTGCCAGAACCCGCAACATCATCACCGACAATATCAGTGCCCCACACACCAGTAGTAAAGAACTGGTCTGCCCAAAGTATTTCCTGTTTAATCAGACTCATTTGAGTAAGTATGCGGGTGATATCCGCATTAACATCAATGATCGGACTATCCATGTTTGTATACGTTTCGTCAGAAACATCAACATGAAGTCCATACTTTTCACAATGATACGAGTCCGTGCTCAGATTAAACCCAACGCCCTCTGACTCTGTCAAAGGCGCTCGATTAGTCATCTCATTGCGCATAAAATCAGCATCATCATAAGTATAAAAAAGATCCCGCTGTTTCTCACTAGGAATTTTAGGAAAAATCTTATATGCGGCAAAATTATCTGTGCTTTGCAGCATAGCCACCGACATGTTACTAAGAACTGCATCTACGTGCACTTCAGATGATGTTGGATTAAACTTAGCCACAACATCAAAAGGAGAACTTTTAGCAAGCGGTGAATTTTTCCCAGCATCTTTCCAAATTTGCTGTAATATTTTTTCAGGTACATGATTTACATGATTCATTTTATATAACCTCCTTATGCCACTCTACCGGAACGGTCAAATTCCATTGTAATTACTTCATTCACCGCACCGCCTGTACACGCAGTGCCCAAAATATATTGTCCACTAGAAGAAGTAACTGCAAGACCCGCCGCAGTAGTGGAAATATTTGCTCCAATTGCAATAGTGGCCGAAGCAGTGATTTTAGTTCGACCCCCCACCGCAACAGTAGCAGACCTACCCGCCAAAGCAGGATCATTCTGAAGAACACCATCAGCAAGACTGCCAGCAGAAGCAGCAACATCAATTTGCCCATCAGCCGCAAGTGTTACAAATTTATACTGATCAGAACTTAAATCCGAACCAGCAATAAATGTTCTATTACTTAAATTAGATTCTCTAGCCATTATAATAACCTCCTATTATCCTATTAACGTGCTTTCTTTACTTGCGCATACAACGCTTTACCTTCAACGGTTTTTGCTAATTCAATATAAGCATCGCCCACTTTAATACCATTTTCCTTAGCAAGTGCTTTGGCCATTGCCTCGTATTGCCCCTGGGGTGTATCTAAGTTGATATCAAATTCAGCCGAAGACCCCAATTCTGTATAAAGTGTTTTACTAACAACTTCATTAGCAGACGCAAAGACTTCTAACGCATACTTTTTAACATCCTCGTTTTTAATGCCGTGAATAATGGCAAACAAGCTGCCTTTTTCAATGTCAGTGCCTTTAATATTCGGCCAAGCATCTGCCGCTTTCTTAATATCCTCTTGAAAAAGACGATTTTCTTTCTCAAGACGTGCAACCTCTTCAGATTTAGCAATACGCGCTTCTTGAGATTTGAACACAGCAAAAGAAACATCGCCTACAACTGACTTACGAATCTGTTGGCCATCAACAGTAAGCACTTCGTCCGCTTCAACGGACTTTTCAATCAAAGATACTTGATCTTCAGCGCCCTTAGCCAAAAATACAGCCTTTTCGTCAACATTAAGATCCCCATAAAATGCTTTTGTTACATCGTTCATCTGGGATTCTTTCGTCAAACGATCAATATCTACTTGATTTTTTGCCTGACTATCTTTTACCGCTTTATCTACGGCTTCTTTGATTTGCGTATCAATTGCCGCTTGATCTGTTTTCTTTTCAGTCATTTCGACCTCCTGTATGTCTTCTTTCTTATCATCTTCTTTTGTTACTGTATTTAATTTAACTTTATGTGCATGGTTAAGATTCTCCGCAATAGTAACTTTACCTGTTACTGCATTCTTAACCCACGCATGATTGTGACTGCTACTTTCTGTTTTGCCGTCATAAGTTGTAGTGCCACTCTCCACGGCATGTCCATCCATAGACTCATAATCATCTATTAAATGCTGATGACCATTAACAGAGTCGGTTAACATTCCCTTTTTAGATACATCTTCCTTATCGTTAGATTTCCAAATCATCTGTACAGCCCCTGGACTGGCAGGATCACCGACAGTGCTGACTTCATCAATCTCTAAATCTAATAATTTATATACTTTTTTATCTTTATCACCCATCGCCCAACACCTCCACTCTTTTTGCTTTACCTCCTATAGAAAATGCTCTCAATTCGCCCTTCTTAATCGAATCCCAAGTATCGGCGTCGTTTATTTGGAAGCCTACCCACCAACCTATTTTCCCGATATCGACGCCTAACTGCTCTTGCTTTTCCTTAGTAAAAACAAATGATTCTATTAATGTTCCAATATTAGTACCAATTTCACTGTGGTTCTTTCCCGCCTGTCTACTCTTCACCACAAAGTTATACGCAGCCTTTTCCAACTCTTCAATTGAAATAGTATCATTTTGGAGATCTACAACCTCTTCACCATCTTTCTCCACGATGGACGCAAACCCGAAGACCTGTTGTTTATCAGAAATCTTTGAAATTGCTATGCGCATATCTAATCTAGTTGTTTCCTCAGCCATTATAAATCTCCAATATTTATTATTAAAAGAAAAACCCACCGCATTTAAG